ACCGTGTCTCATCAAGTAATACTTTTTGTACATAGTTCCCACCAACAACAGAAGCAAAGTCTTGAGTAATTTCGGTATGCTCTGACTGACCAATTTTACTTTGCCTCGATCCACGAACAACTTCTGTTTTATTACCGTTTACTTCTAAATGATAGTTACCTTTTACAAGCTGTCTTAAATCACCATCTACTGTAATATTTGCGGTCCCTTTAATATAGATATTGTCACTACCATAAACAACTGTATAATTAGATCCTACAACTGTAAGTGTTTTATTACCATTCTGCTGAAACTCTTCATTTGTTCCAGAGTTATGAAACCGAGAAAATCTTTCATTGCCTGGTGTATCATCAATTTCAAATAGGTGACCACTTTCTGTTTCATTTACTTTATTGAAAGGATAAGATGGGAATACACCATTTGCAATAAAAGGCATATCCCAAGTTTTTCTAGCATAATAAGAATCAGCTTCGTCCTGTACTACAGCAGTAACTTTTTCTGGTGCGGCTGTTTCTATTCTTTCTTGTCTTAAGTCTACCTTTTGAATATAAGGAGCTGTTGTTTCATACATACCGCCTATAGCACTATATGAAGTATCTGGTCCTTCACTCCTCATTGGATGTCTACCTGATGGATCAGAAAATCCCTGATCAGGTAAAGCATCTGCTCCAGCTGATCCAACAATAGTTCCCATTACCATAGGATTCTGTTTAGACATTCCATCCATATAGAATCCAACAACCCAAGAACCTTGAACAATACCAGTTGCGCTTTCACCAACTCCACCACAAGCAGCTGATGTCACTGGCATCATTACTTGCGACCAAGGAAGAGATGCTGTAGGAATTTTAGTTTTATCAGCATCATGATCGCCATATATACGAACTCTAACCCGACCCATATTTTTTGGATCTTTTCTATCTTCAACTACACCAATAAAATAATTCATACTAGGCATTATATTCTTCTCCAAGTCCGTCACTTACTGCTTCAATAACTAATGTATATTTATCGCGGTCATCTATTTTATGACGGCATTTAGTTATTAGGTACCTGCCACTTCTTTTCTTATCAAGTCCAGATTCAGGATCTTCTTCATTATAAGGTCTATTTGAAGGAAATCTTAAATTAATAAGAGAACCAACTTCAATATCGTTGCGTCCATTTACAACTAAGTTATACTTAAAAGATTCTAACATTCTATTCATGTTATTAAAGAAAGGTAAAAAACTATTTGTGTTGCCTTCATAATTTAAGTGAGATGGACCAAAATTTTCACCACTTTGAAACTTTACACTCTGAATAGTTTTAGAATATTTATTGAGAGGTTTATCATTCCATTTATTTTCTGAGTCAAGAATAATATTTTTTTGTAACTTTGGCATATCATCATAGTATTCTAAAACGTCAAATTCAAATGTATCAGCTGATTTATTTGTAGTGTCAACACTTATATAAGTAGAACCAAATGCACCGTTTTTTAATTGATTAGTTACTTGACCATTAGCAATATTATTAAAAGCTAAAGGTGTCTGAGCAAGATCTTGATAGTTGTACATCTTACCATCTTGCTCACTCTGTTTATGGTATGTAAATTCTTCCATTATATCTCTAGAAAAAATAGTGTCAAAAGAAAGAATACTAGTTCCATTCTTAAAAGTATTAGTAATAACTAATGGTTTATTATTTTTATCTTTGGCTCGAGCCATTAACCATTTAACAGTTTTATAAGGACTCCAGTTGGGAATAACACACTTGTATTTTCCACTTGAATCGTCTTTATAATTTAATTCTGTTTTTAGATAGTCAGTATAGATTGAGTCAATAATATCGGTAATGTTACCTTCATAAGCCTGAGAAACAAGAGAAGTAAGGCTATTCAAATATGCACCTTCTACTAGATCTAATGTATAACCATAAACTTGCTGACCATTATCTGATATCCTACCTATATCAATAACTTTCCAATTCAAATCATACATTACATCACCTTTTTTAAGAGTGCATGTAAGAGTCTCTTGTCCTGTTACTGGAAAACTAGATAAAAGACCTACTGAGTCAGCTATAGTTATGTCAGCCAAAAGTATTGGCTGTCCTAGTTCTTCGTATATATTAAACTCACCACAAAGGTCAGTAATATCTAAACCTTTTTGGTTACCTTTAGATATTTTGACTTCAAGAAGTTCTGCGTCTTGTGGACTAAAAAAATCAGCCATTAACTACTCTTCGGAATTGTCTTGCTACATCATCAATAAGCTCAGGTCGAATTACTTTAATTTTTTTCTTTGTTTCATTTACTCTTTGTTCATATTCTAAGTTAGTAACCTTTGCTGCTCCTGCAGTTCCGCGCGGAACTACTAGATTATCTTTTTCGTAATGATGTGCAGCATTTAATTTAGTAGCAGCGCCATCAATAGTTGCGGTATCTCCTGAAGTTTGTCCTTGAATAATCTCTCCATTCTGAAAAGTTCCAGTAATGGCTCCAACTGATACCCAACCTAAAGACGTATTCTTACCATCAACAATTGCAGTTGCTCCAGATACTAGACCATTTATTGTTTCTCCATTTTGAAATTTATTAAAAAAATCAAATGTAGAAATGTTAATAACATTACCAGTATAATCATGAGCCAGTTTTTTAGCTAAGTCTGCCTGAGCTAAAGGCCAATCTTCTAAACTTTTTAATCTGGGATTAGCTACAAAGAAAGACCAGTAATAGTCTGGTGTTTTGTATAAAGTCTGAGATGTATGGTCTGGTCTTTCGCCATCTGGTATATCATAAAAACGATAAAAAGTAATATCATCTTTTATACTATTTACGATTTTAGCAAAGCGAAAACTATCTACAATATCTTTAGTTTCGCCACTAGCATCTAAATCATATGGAATTGTTGGGAAGTACTTAAAGTATTTCATATTATTTTACTCCTAACGAGGGCCTTGAGCCAGATCCTCGGGTGACATTGCACCGTAATTTTGCTCAACTGGAGAAGATGCAGGTTTACCGTTTGGATGCTCAATATCTCCACGGCTAAGTACTTTTGTTTCTTGAAGAGACATAGTAAAATCAATTTCAGCTGGTGAACCATCTCCAAAAAATGCTGGCCCTGATCCTCCATAACTAACATTAACTGCTGTACAATATGCATGAGAGAATGGAATCATTTTAGCTTGACCACCACCTTTAGTAATAAAATCTACTTTGAAAACATCTGGAAAACTAAAATTAAAACCGGCATCGCTTAACTCAGGATGAGCATGCATTCTTATTTTTTTAATTAAGCCTTCAACAACAGCAGATTCAGATGCGTTTGAAGGCATAAATTTCCAAGTAAGTGATAATTGCCTAAGTGCTGGAGCTCTAAATAACATTTCTAATCTAGGGTTTCTTACAACACCAAGTTGTAATTGAGCTTGTTGACCTATACCAGACTTTCTTATCTGGCCAGCAATAAACCCTGTTGCAGCACCCGTAGTAGTTTTAACTGCATTTTCTGTTCCAGTGTTTGATGCATCTGCAGCAGATTGGAGTGCACTTACTACAGCTGACATTTCAGCATTGTCATAAGCTAAGCTATCTGAGAATTGGATTCCTGCAGGAGCATATAAATAAATTTGAGCAATTGCAGTCGAGTTAGTATCAATAATTTGTCTATTTACTGTTTGCTTACCAGCTTGTGTAAGAGTCTCAATTGCCTTTGTTACGCTAGCATCATTTGCCACATCGGCACCTGCGTCTATAACAGCTTGCATTTTGTTAAGGCGTTTATGAATAGAAATTCTACACTGAACGGGATGCTGTTCAGCCAAACCTTGGGGATATACATATTTTGTTGTCATTAAACCTAACCTATAACCATATTGCCATACGATTATTTATATGACTTATAAAGGCCGTTACAGAGTAAAGAACATCTCTAAATACAAAGGAGATCATAAAAAAGTAGTTTATAGATCTTCTTGGGAAAGAGCTGTATTCAAATTCCTAGATAATAAACCAGATGTTTCTGAATGGAGCTCTGAAGAATATGTTATTCCTTACAAATGTGCAACTGATAAACGTATGCACCGTTACTTCATTGATATTTATTTCAAAGATGCTGTAGGTCAGAAATGGCTTATAGAAATTAAACCAAAGAAACAGTGTCAGCCTCCAGTAAAACCGTCTAGAAAAACAAAGCGTTATCTCAATGAGGTAATGACCTATGTAAAAAATCAATCTAAATGGGATGCAGCTAGTAAATGGGCTGATGCCCGTGGATATAGATTTGCAATTTGGCACGAAGATACTTTGAAGCAATTAGGCATCAAAATCCTCAAAGGATAGTGTATAAATAACAGTATGGCAGATTCGTTTTTTGAAAAAATGCAGTTACAAGCTTTTAGAGCTGGAATCAAACCTAGAACAGATGAGTCTCAGGATTGGTTTCGTGATAAGCTTCGTAATATAAGAAACATCAATAGACAAACTCTATTGAGAGATAGTGCAGTGACTCGTGTTACTCGTCCACGTATGGGTGACATGTATATGTTTTTCTATGATCCAAAACATAAAGAAACATTACCGTACTATGATACATTCCCTTTGATTATTATGGTTGAAAAAGCTCCTGGTGGATTCTATGGTTTGAACTTACATTATCTTCCTCCAATATTAAGAGCTAAATTATTTGATGCACTAACACTTACAAATAATCGATATGATGAAACCACACGTTTCAAAGCCAGATACAGAATTTTACAAAGTGTTCGTAAGTTACGGTATTTTAAGCCTTGTTTCAAACACTATTTAACAAACCACGTAGAATCTAGAATAGTAAAAGTTGAACCACCTGAGTGGGAAATAGCTATGTTCATGCAGACTCAGAGATTTAAGAAGTCAAAAGCAGGAGCAATCTATAAAGATTCTAGGCAAAAGGTAAGGAGCGCTTAATGGCATTACCAGCAAGTATTGACACACTCAAAAGTACCATTGGTAAGCGCGGTGGAGTATCTAAATCTAATAGGTTTGCGATATATATGAACTTACCACTTATTTCTATTAATCCTGGAGCAATCCTTTCTAACTTAGCATCTGGCGGTGGATTTAATCCTATGTCACTTATTAATGATCCAAGAGATATTTCTCTTTTGTGTGAAAGTTGTTCATTGCCAGGTCGTCAGATTACTACTGCAGAACATATTACAAGATTAAAAGCAATTAAGAAACCTTATGGTTATATTAATGATGACGTATCTTTTACGTTTTTACTTACGGGTGATTACTACTTAAAAGAGGTCATGGACTCTTGGCAAGCATCTATTATAGATACTGAAAAGGGAACAGTAAACTACAAAGATGATTATGTCTCAGATGTACTCATTCAGCAATTGGATTCAAATAACATACCAAACTATACATGTACTTTGAAAAACGCGTTTCCAGTTTCTGTCTCAGCTGTAGAATTATCTAACGCGAATGAAAACGCTATCTCACGAATCACGGTCGGTATGGCTTATGATGAGTGGGGTGATCAAGCAAGTCTGGCTGGTACACTAGTCGGAATTGCGGCCAATAAATTATTTGGTTAATTATAACAAGGAGTGAATGATGGCACTGCCACAGCTAAATCTTATTAAATACGATATGACAATCCCTTCAACGGGACAAGAAATTAAGTATCGCCCTTTTGTCGTAAGGGAAGAAAAGGTACTTTTAACTGCTATTGAATCAGACGATGCACAACAAATTTCAAATGCAATGAGAGACATTGTAGAAGTCTGTACGTTCAAAGAGGTTGATGTTAAATCATTAGCCATGTTTGATTTAGAATTAATTTTTCTAAAACTAAGAGCAGCTTCAGTTGGTGAAAACGCTGAAATTGCTTTGAAATGTTCAAACGAAGAATGTAAGCATCAAAATGCAGTAAAGATTAACTTAGCAGAAGTAGAATTAAAGGGTGATCCTAAAGCATCTGCGGTTGTACAAATTACTGATACAGTTGGTGTTTCTCTTAAATATCCTACAGTATTAAAAGTTGAAGATACACTAAAAGCATCTAAACCAGAAGCAGGTATCGATATTGCTATTGCAATGATTGCGGCTTCTATTGAATCCATTCATGATGCTGATTCTGTTTATCCGGCTAGTGAATCAACAGCTCAAGAGCTTGTAGATTTTATTGAATCATTAAATAAAGAACAGTTTACAAAAGTTCAAGAATTTTTTGACAATTTTCCTAAATTAAAAGAAGATGTAGAGTTTACTTGTGAAAAATGCAAAACAGTTAATAACGTAACATTGGAGGGCCTAAACGATTTTTTCGCATAGCTCTTTCTCATAACAACCTTGAGACTATGTTTCGGACTAACTTCGCTATGATGCAACATCATAATTATTCTTTAACTGAAATTGAGTCGATGGTACCGTGGGAAAGAGAGATTTACATAGCATTATTAACTCAGTATGTCGAAGAGCAAAACGATCAAATGGCACGCCAAAACGCAAGAAGGTAAGGTATAATGGTAGAAAAAAAATTAGAACCTGGATCTAAATATGCCCATCTTGATAAAGATGGTGATGGTATTGTGAGTGATGAAGAAATGATGATGGAGCAAAAAATGATTGAACTAGAAGATATGCGAAGTGATATGGAAAATGAAGATAAAAAACAAGATGCACAAAGGAATATGGCATGGTTTGCTTTATTTGGTATGTTACTATATCCAGCCTTTGTTATTGCATCGACTCTTATTGGCTTAGATAAAGCTGCAACTATTTTGGGTGATATGGCTGCAGTGTACTTTGTCTCTGTTGCTGCTATTGTGGCAGCATTCTATGGCAAAGAAGCTATGACTCAAAAAAATAAAACACCGCCACCAAGGAAGTAAACCATGGCCGAAGGAATTCAAGAGCTAATAGAATCTTTTAAAGAGAGCAATAAAGAAAATAAAGCTCACTTACATCAAGTAGAAGCGCATACTAGAAATTCAAGGCGTCATTTACTTGAAATGAAAAAAGATGTTATTGTTATGTCTGAGAACATAGCTAAAATGGCTAATGTTGAACCACCAAAATCTGAATCAGAAGAAACTGAACAGCGAAGAGAAGATGCTAAAGCTGATAAAGAACAAACTGATGAGTTAAAGAAAATTGCTTCTGGCATTGCTGGCCTGAAAGGTGGCGCCGGAGGATCTGGTGGCAGAGGTGGTAAAGGCTTAGGAGGAATGCTTGGGCTTGGCGGTCTTGGAGTTGCGGCTATGGCAAGTGCAGCTCTTAAAGGAGCAGCCGGTCTAGTGGCTAT